AAAATTATGTATGCAGTAACAAAGACTTATAAAGATTTCAACGGTGTTGAGCGCACCGAAACAAAGCTCTTCAACCTTACTGAAACAGAGGTTATGGAGATGGAATTAGGCACAGCTGGTGGAGTTGCTGAGATGCTTCAGCGCATCGTAGATGCAAAAGATCAGCCGACCATTATCAAGTTCTTTAAGGAATTTATCTTAAAGGCATACGGAGAGAAGAGTGCTGACGGCACATATTTCGAGAAGTCTGAAGAGATTTCCAGAAAGTTTGCCTGCACTCAGTTCTACAATCTTCTGTTTATGGAACTGGCTACAGATGACAGCAAAGCCGCTGAATTCGTAAACCATGTAATTCCGAAAGTTGTAGATATCAAGAAGCATTCGGAAAATCCGGAGGTTGCTCCTGTGGTTGCCACCATGAACTAAAGAGGTGAGATCGAATGCTTGAACTTACGATACCAAGAACTGATCTGTGGGATGAGCGGAATCAGCGATTTATCCCTGTAAAGGAACAGAAGTTGCGTTTGGAGCATTCGCTCGTTTCACTTTCAAAATGGGAAAGTAGATGGTGCAAAGTCTTCTTATCTAAAGAGCAGAAGACCATTGAAGAAACCATTGATTATATACGCTGTATGACACTCACACAGAATGTTGACCCGCTGGTCTATCAATGCATTACCAATTCTCACATTGATGCGGTAAATGCCTATATTGAAGAGCCTATGACGGCTTCGACTGTTAAGGAAGAAAAGGGTGGCCCAATAAACAGGCAGCAGATAACCAGTGAACTTATCTATTACTGGATGATCGCATATCATATTCCATTTGAGTGTCAGAAATGGCATTTGAATCGTTTGTTAATGCTTATTCGGATTTGCAATGCTGAAAATAAGCCACCGAAGAAGAGAAGCAAACGAGATTTATACAGACATCATGCGGAAGTAAATGCCGCAAACAGAAAGAAATTTAATTCGAAAGGATAGTGATAAAAATGGCGAAATCAAGACAGGCCGTTGTTAATCTTGTCAAATCTTGGGATGGAAAGAAAGAATCGAACGGCTCACATAAAAGCATTATCGATTTATATAACGACTTCTTTGAGAAGATCTGCGCTGGCAAATTTCCTCGTGGCATTCGTATGCGCTATGACTGGGCTTGGTGCGCTTGTACCTGGTCTGCATTAGCGGCAGCTCTCCGATATGAGAGCATTATGCCTATGGAAATTTCCTGCTATTACCTCATTGAAGCAGCAAAGAAAATGGGATGTTGGCAGGAGAACGATGCTTATGTTCCGAGTCCTGGAGATGCGATTTTGTATGACTGGCAGGATAACGGATTCGGTGACAACTCTGGCAATCCGGATCATGTCGGTACCGTAATCGAGGTGCATAAGGAATCCGGTTACATGGTTATCGAAGAGGGCAACTACAGTAATGCGGTCAAGAAGAGAACGCTGTCTATTAACGGAAAATTTATCCGCGGCTTCATCACACCAAAGTACGACGACAATACTGTTGCCGCTCCTGGATTAAGCAAGGGTAAAGACATCAAAACCATCGCTCATGAGGTTATCGTTGGACTGTGGGGAAGCGGCGAGAATCGTAAGAAATTGCTTACTGAGTACGGATACAGCTACTCTGAAGTTCAGAACATGGTTAATCAGATTCTGAATGGATCGGCGGTAACACAGCCCAACACCAAACAGGATCAGAACCAGTCAGTTTCAAAGAAAGTGGTGGCTACCTGTTCTGCCAAGCAGTTTAACAAAACCTATGCTGGTGAATATAAAACAACGGCAGTTCTTTATTGCCGTAATGATGCCGGAACCAATAAGAAAGCTATTTGTAAAATCCCGGCTGGCACTAAGGTTAAATGCTATGGCTACTATACAATGGCAAACGGAGTTAAGTGGCTGTACATCCAGTTTGTACTTGATGGTGTGCAGTATACTGGCTTCTCATCCAGTGCTTACTTAGCAAAGTAGGAGATTCATATGATCACGTTCAGACAAAAGGGTGATTTTTCTAAGCTGACTCGATTCTTAGAGCGAGCAAAGGAATCGGTTCGTCTCGGTGACCTCGATAAGTATGGTCGAGAGGGCGTAGCCGCCCTTGCGTCTGCAACACCAGTTGATACAGGACGGACAGCAAATTCGTGGCACTACAAGATCGAGCAGAAGCAAGGTTCCGTGTCAATCAGCTTTTATAACACAAATATTCAAAATGGAGTCCCTATTGCAGTTATTTTGCAGTACGGACATGCAACAAGAAACGGCGGCTGGGTACAGGGGCGAGACTACATCAATCCTACTATCCAGCCTATTTTTGACAAAATTGCAGATGCGGCATGGAAGGAGGTTACTAAGCTATGAGTACAACCGTTGACGAACGTGTCGTCGAAATGCGGTTTGATAACAAGCAGTTTGAGCAGAATATTCAGACCAGTTTATCAAGCCTCGATAAGTTGAAGAAGAGTCTTAACCTCGAAGGGGCAGCAAAAGGCTTAGAAACCGTAAATGATGCCGCAAATAAATGCAGTGGAAATATGTCACCGCTTAGCAATGCAGTTGAGACTGTACGAGTGCGATTTTCCGCATTGGAAGTAATGGCAATTACCGCTTTACAGAACATTACCAATTCTGCACTTGCTGCTGGAAAAAATCTTGTCTCTGCTTTTACAATCGATCCGATTAAATCCGGTTTCGAGGAATATGAGACCCAGATCAATGCCGTTCAGACAATCCTTGCGAATACCTCTTCAAAAGGAACTACTCTCGACCAGGTAAATAATGCGTTAGATGAATTAAACCATTACGCAGATATGACCATTTACAATTTTACGGAAATGACCCGTAACATTGGTACATTCACCGCGGCTGGCGTGGATCTTGACACATCTGTAGCAGCTATCAAGGGTATTGCGAACCTTGCTGCTGTTTCAGGTTCCAACTCTCAGCAGGCAAGTACCGCTATGTATCAGCTTTCACAGGCATTAGCGGCAGGAACAGTAAAATTGCAGGACTGGAACTCAGTCGTAAACGCTGGTATGGGTGGTCAGGTATTCCAGGATGCACTGAAAGAAACGGCTAAAGTTCATGGAATTGCTATTGATGAAATGATTAAAGATGAGGGCTCATTCAGAGAGACCCTTAGTAAAGGATGGCTTACTTCTGACATCTTGACCGAAACCTTGGCAAAATTTACAGGTGATCTCAACGAAGATCAGCTTCGAACCATGGGGTATACCGATGACCAGATCAAATCCATTATGGAGATGGGTAAAACAGCGAACGATGCTGCAACAAAAGTAAAGACTTTTACTCAGCTGTTCGACACGTTGAAAGAGGCTGCCCAGTCAGGATGGACACAAAGCTGGGAAATTATCGTCGGCAACTTTGAAGAGGCAAAAGAATTACTTACTGAGGTGAGCGATACGTTCAGTGCCGTAATCAATGCTTCTGCCGATGCGAGAAATAAAATGCTTCAGGATTGGAAAGACCTTGGCGGTCGTACCATGATGATCGAAGCAGTAAAGAATGTTTTCGAGGGACTGGTTAGTGTTGCCAAGCCGGTTCGAGAGGCATTCAACGAAATTTTTCCGCCAATGACTGGAAAACAGTTAGCTGAAATCACAGAGCGTATCCGTGATCTGACAGCAAAATTCAAAATGGGGGAAGAAAGTTCAAAGAATCTGAAGAATACGTTTAAAGGCGTATTTGCAGTGCTTGATATCGTCGGACAAGCTTTCAAAGCTGTTGCCGGTGGTGTTGGCGAATTGATTGGTCTTTTCTTACCGGCTGGAAACGGAGTGTTATCACTTACTGGAAGTTTCGGTGAGTATCTTGTTAAGCTTGATGAAACGGTAAAGAAGACAGATGTCTTTGGCAAAGCAGTTTCGACGGTTGTTGATATCGTAAAGACAGCTATTACGTTTGTTAAAACTGCCGGAGAAAAAGTAAAAGAATTTGGAAAAACTGCCGGGAAGAAGTTTGATTTTCCTGGATTTGAATTATTCCACTCATTCCTTGAACGAGTACATGATCGCATGGCTCAGATTGGTGATGGTGCTGGAAAAATGAAGAGCGGAGTCATCGTTGCTTTCGAGATGATGGGAGAAGCACTTGAAAAATGTAAATTTCTCAAAGTTATGGAAGCATTGTGGACCGCCGTGAAAGTAATTGCTGGCGGTATTGCCGATGCAGTCGGAACTATGATGGGAACACTCGCTGAGAAACTCGGAAATGCAGATTTTAGCGGAGTTCTTGATGTTCTTAACAGTATCGCTGTTGGTGGAATTGCTTTATCAATTTCTAAATTCTTAAAAAGTGTAACAGAACCTCTTGAGGGGTTGAATGGCGTTCTTGAAGGAGTAACTGGAATCCTTGACGGCGTTAGAGGTTGCTTTGAGGCATATCAGACAAATCTTAAAGCCGGAACGTTACTTAAAATCGGAGCAGCAATCGCTTTGCTTGCAGGTTCTATCATTGCAATTTCTCTGATCGATAGTGATAAACTATCAGCTTCTCTTGGAGCTATCACTGTACTCTTTGCTAATTTACTTGGAGCGATTACAATTTTCAATAAAATCAGCAGCGATACAGGAAAAGTAGCTAAAGCATGTACCGCAATGATTGCTATGTCGGTTGCAGTATCTATTCTGGCAGGAGCTTTGAAGAAAGTTTCAGATCTTGATTGGGGCGAACTTGCGAGAGGCTTGGTTGGAATTGCTGGTCTTACGACTATTGTTGTTGCATCATCTAAAGCCATGGCAAGCAGTCAGAAGCAGGTTATGAAAGGCGCTACCAGCTTAATTATATTTGGAGCGGCTATCAAAATTCTGGCTTCAGCATGTGAGGATTTATCGAAATTACAGTGGGATGAACTCGGACGTGGATTAACAGGAGTAGGAGTATTATTTGCTGAGATTGCTGTATTCCTTAGAGTTGCAAAATTCA